AGGTGGATTTGGTTTGATTGGTTCGTCAGCCATAAATAAAAAATTTACAATTATTCACAATACTAGCTCCACTTTGTAAGGTTCGCCCAATATGCTCCTGACATTTTACCTTTGGCAATATTTTTGGCGTGTCTGGCCTTAAAATTACGTCTTTTTGCCTTGTCTGCCATACTTTCCCCCTTTCTTGGTGGCTTTGTATCTGCGCCCTGCGCTCCAAATCTAATTAATTTGACCTTATCACCCTCTTTTGCAAGTACAACATGAGACTTTGTTGGGTGTGATGGGGTTTTTTTAGGTTTATTAACTTCTGTTAAGCCATACTTTTTAAGTTTACGTTCAATTTTTTCTTTTTTAGTTAATGTCATTTGCCTATTTTCTCCTGTGCCATCCTATGCGCTCTTGCAAAGCTCATACCTTCACGCATTTTTCTGACCATGTAATTCATGTGCCTTTTTGTATGATGCACTGAATGAGCTTTTAATATTTCTTTTTGTTTTTTTGTAAGTGGAGCCATTACCTTTTCTTTTGATATTTTGAATAAATTTTAGCGTCTGCTGTTCTTGCACCACCTTTCCCTGACATATAACTATTTACCCTTCCCATAGCCCACGCCGCCATTGGAACATTTCTTGACCCAGCAGAAAGATAAGCACCTTGACCCTTTCGATAAACTTCTGCAAGTTCACCATAAAAAAAGCGTGTACCTTCAGCCTTTTTTTTAAGACTAGCTTTTACGCTTTCGCTTAGTGGTTTTCTTCTTCTTGTTTGTGACATTTTGTTCTGTGCGTGATTTAGATACAGCCTTTATATCAATGAACTCTCCTTTTCGATAGGCTTCAGCAGTTCTTTTGATTTCAGCAGCTTTCGCTAACTTGTTCATAGCACCAGACAGATATTTTTTAGGAACACCTGTCTTTTTGTCCTTTGGAACTCGCCTAAATTTTCTAGTCACTTTTTAGTTTTCTTTTTGGCAGTGGTCTTAGTTTCTTTGGGCTTTTTTGTTTCCTCTTCGCCCTGTACCTTGAAAATATATCCCATTACTTTTTGCCTCCTTTCTTTTTTTTCTTTGTTCCCTTAGGCTTCATTGATCCGTAGTGTGAAGGCATGACAATAAAAGTAACTGTTTTTATTTTACTTCCTTTTGCGTTTTTTAGCTGTCTTTTTTTTGCCAGCAGTAGATAGTGCAATAGCTTGTGCTTGCTTTAATGTGCGACCCTCTCTCATAAGCAGTCGAATATTGCTTGAAATTACAGATTCAGATTTTCCTTTTTTAAGTGGCATTTTTTTATTATGTATATAATCTTTCTAACTGTTCTAAAGTTTTTTCGCTACCATCATTTCTAATCATTTTTCGTAAAGCTGCTTGTCCTGATCCTTCTTTTTTTGCCAGTCTTTTAAATATTCTTACTTTTCCTTCACTACCTAAAGTTTTAACTTGCAATTTTCTATCTTGATTAAGTAACCAGTTTCCATATGTTGTATCTTGCGGAACTCTGCCTGTGATACTTGGTCTGGTATCAAGTTTTGTTGCTGGCGGCTTTTCAAGACTAGGATATTTTTTTTGTAAACCATCAAAGTCAACAACAGGGACAGTAGTTGATCGACAATTAAAGTGTTGAGGTGGTGTAGGGCCTTTGTTGTAATCAAATATCTGACCATCTAATCTTCGACATATCGGACTTGTTCTAGAGTCTAGCGTTGCAACGTATTCATACTTCGGTGCGACCTTTTTGTTTGCGGCATAAACAGCCTGTGATGCCTGATTTGTAACCTGATTAACGGAAGTTCTGACGATAGTTGAGATTTGATTATTAGCCAACTTTGTAAGTTCTCCCCCAGCTAAAGCCAACTGTTTGACAGATAAAGGGCCTAAGTCTGCAAAATCAAGTTTACCAACAAGTCTCCTAGTAATCTGATCTAGTGACTCACCAGCAAACACTCCTGATCTGACGGCTAAATCTAATCTTTCTGCTGAAGATTCTGCTAAACCCCTAAACGCTTTACTTACTGTTGTGCCATTTGGCAACCTTATTGCAGCCCCTTGTGTGGCAGTAAGACTAAATTTACCAGAACCAAAGTTAACAAAATTATCTTCTGTAAAAGCTTTACTTGTAAAAATATTTACTTTTGATGGGTCAGTCATAATTACTGACTCTGCATATTTAGGACTTATCGCAACGCTGTTAATAGGCACATCACCAGATGCTGTAACCTTTTTTAATTCATTTTCAATAAAATCTCTTTGTAATATTGTCACCCCTTGAAGTTCTTTTTTAAAATCTCTTGCTGATTTAGTTGACCATGTTGCAAGACTATCCTTTGACTGTTTGATTATTGCTCTAAGTCTTTTCCTTGTCTGAGGTGCGATAATAACACCTTCAGCAGCCGCTTGCTGTCTTAAATTTATTTGTCTCAGTTGTCTTGCTGCATTTAAAATTATTTCGTTGTAAGTTACAGCATATTTCTTTGCGACAGAATTACTATATCTATTTAAATCAATAGTTTCCCTAAAAAATACCTCTGGAATATCCATTTATCATTCTTCCTCTAGTTCCTCCTCTGGCTCTGGATCAGGTTCCTCTGGTGGCTCTACTTCTGTAAGACCTCCCTGCTGAGTGCTTTCTATCTCCTCTTCTACATCAAAATCATCACCTAACACCTCACCAGTTGATAGTTGTTTTAATAATGTTTCCTGTGTAATAGTTCCAGCAGTAAATAATGTAAGTAAAGCTGTTATTTCTTGTGGCTGTAATCTTGCAGAAACAAAGTCTCTGTTTACAAAGCTACTGCCAGCATTGGGTTCATTGAGATATTCACTATGAAACCTGAGGCAGTTATCAATCAAGTCTTGCATCTGCTGTGCAATCACCATCATAGTTGAGTCGTTCTGTGATCTATCTATCCTCTTGGCCTCTGCTGTTTCTCCTACTAATTTTTGACCAAGCACCGCCGCTAGTGAAAGAGTATTGATCTGTTCTGCAATATCTTTCAATCTTGTAAACTGGCTGTCATAACTATCACCAGAGGGGCTGATATATTCCATGCGTGACTCAGGTGGCAATGATATTGCTTCGTTAGGGCCTGTTGTTATCTCATCTGCATTTGGATAACCAAATACTGCAAGCATGGGAACAGAACTGATGTGCAAAATATTATCCAAGTCAGACTGTATCTGATAATGTTTGAGGTTTAGTTCTGCAATGTCATACAAAGGGCTACGACTCTCGAAATATCCAACTCTATTTGAATAGGCAATAGCAAAAGGAATTTTATCTTTAATGCTCATTTCACCCTGTTCAATTAGCTTATATTCACTTTTTTTTGCATCTTTCCTGTGGATCTCATATCTACCCCTTTCTAATACTCTGATTTGTTTAACAATCTTGTCACCATATTTCCCATCTGGTTCAACAATCTGTTCTAATAAGCGAACTTGTGTGAGTTGCCTTACTCCATCTATGATTTCCGTTCTAAAACCTAAAATATCTTTTGGTGTATATGTCACCCAATATGGCCTTGCTTTGTCTCCCTCTTTTGGTGCATCAACAAGCACCCCGACATGACCGAAGCTGATTGCTAATCGGGCTGTGTTATACAGCCACACATTTAAATCATTACCCTCTAAATCAACATCAAACAACTGTTCTCTAACTAAATCAGATACATCATCAAGTCTTACTGGCTTCCTAACTAACATACCTGAGAGCATCTTCTCGATTCTTTGTAGGTATGGCACTACTGTACTTCTGCTGAGTCTGACATCATAACTATCGTCTGTTTCTCTTGCTTCCTGTGGCAAATATTTTCTATGTTCACTCCTGATCTTATATGTTCCTTCCTTCAAATCTGTAATCAAATCCCAAAACTGACTCATTCTTTGGTATGCCGCATTAGGGCTTGCAACTGTGGTAGCAGCTTGTGTAATCGGGTTGTTGTAAATATTTAGTGAGCTATACACAGTTTTGCCTCAATACTATCATGTTCTTAATATATTCTAATCCCTGTAGC